GCCCACGACCGCTCCGGCGGTCGACCTGAACGCTTTGGCCACGCGCACCATCCGCGGCGATTTCGGCAATGATCCGGCCCGCAGGCAGGCGTTGGGTGGCAATTACGCGGCGGTCATGCAGATCGTCAACAGTCGCCTCGGCGGAGGTTCCGGCGGAACGGCCGCCACGGGTTCGCGTAGCGTCGTGGTCCGTTCCGGCGACACCATGTGCGCCATAGCCGAACGCACCGGCCTGAAGCCGGTGTCCGCCTGGCGTGTGCCGAGCGGTGACGTCAACAGGATTTATCCGGGGCAGATCGTCACCTATGGCGGCGCGTCCGTGTCCATCGCTTCGAGCGGGGTCGGAGGCCATGTGGTCCGTTCCGGCGAAAGCCTTTGGAGCATCTACGGATCCGGCTGGCAGTCGGCTGCCGCACGCAATGGCATCCGCAGCCCATACGTTATCTATCCCGGACAGTACCTGCGCTGAAACTCCCGTTTCCACGACTTTAAGCGTTGTGGAGACGGTTGCCGCAATGTTTAAGGAGGTGAAAAATGGATGAATCCAATAGTCCGAAATCCGATTACCTGCTGCCGGGCAGGGTATACGACATACTCAAGTGGCTCGCATTGATCGCCTTGCCGGCCATCGCATGGTTGGTTGGTGCGGTCGGCCCGCAATGGGGACTGCCGCATTGCGGCGAACTCGTTACGACCATCAACGCGATCGGCTTGTTCGTCGGCGCGCTCATCGGCGTAAGCCAGCTCACGTCTGTCAAGGCCGACGAGGACGGCCAGTGATTAATTTTCTGACGTGAGACTCGAACTCGCCCCTCTCTCAGCTTCTATGCTGAGGGAGGGGCCTTTTTCATTTTCCGATGGAAGGCTGCGCGGTTCGACCACATCGACACGATATCGACACGATGACAGTTGCGAACAGTTAATTTCAACAAAGCGAACCACTGCGTATCGTATTGTCAAAAACGTTGGAATTTCAACGTTCTTGACAATGCTCACACCCGGCTACGCTCAGTCATGCCATGCCCGAATATAGCAGGATGTTTCCAAGGCTTTATTTTTTCTTGGCCGTAGGCTATCGACACGATTCGACACGATGACCGCGCAACCTCCGCGTCTAGACGGTCTTCAACTGTTCAGCGCGCAGCTCGCCAATCGCGTCCGCCACATCGTCCAATCGTTCCGGCCAGAGAGCCGTGTATGTGTTCAGCGTGATGCTGGGTGAGGAGTGGCCGAGCTGCATCTGTAGGGTCTTCACATCCGCGCCTTGAGCAATCGCAAAACTCGCATAGCTATGCCTCAAACTATGGATGGTCACGCCCTCGTCCTCCATGCCGGCCAGTCGGACGGCCTTTCGCCAGACACGCGTCCGCCACGTGTTCGTCCACAGGTTCCCGCCTCTTGCCGCGCGGAACAGCCAGTCGTCGTCGCCCATGCCCTCCATCTGCCGTTCGATGGACGGTATAAGGAATCTAGGTATGGCGATGCTGCGCGGTTTGCCGTTCTTCGGCGTGCCCAGCACAAGCCTGCCTTTGCCGTCGTCGGTCCAAGTGCGGCGGATGCGCGCCCTGCGTGAATCCACATCCACGTCGCCGCATTTGAGTGCCAGCGTCTCGCCAATGCGGGCACCGGTGTATGCCTGCCAGCGGACGATCAGCCCGTCTACCGGCCGTCCTGCCCGTTCGGCCATGCCGGCCAGCAACTCCACCTCCTCGACGGTAAGGAACACCATGTCGTCATCGGATTGCGTGATGCGCGGCACGGTGACCTTTTCAATGGGGTTCTCGCCAATCCAGCCGTGCTCCAAAGCGAATTCCATGACACCGCCCATGACGACCTTGACGATGTTGCGGATGCTGCGTGGACTCAATGGCTTCGATTCGCGATCGTCCTGCAGTTCGGCGGGATACCCGCCTTCGGTGAGCTGCGTGACCCACTGTTGCAGTTCGTCGCGTTGGATTTCCCTCAGTGTGCGATCGCCCCACTTGGGGTTGATATAAACGCGCAATTCGCGGCGGTATCTGCCCAAAGTGCCCTGTTTGATATCCATCTTGCCGTCCGTCCATTCGGAGGCAACGTCCCGGAAGATGCGTAGTTCCTGCTGCGGGTCGCGGTATTTGCCGCGTCTGATGTCGTCCTCGATGGCCGCTGCGTATTCCTCAGCGTCACGGAGCTTGGCGAAGTTCCGTGATTTCTGGACGCGTTTGCCGTCTCGAAGCGTGTACCAGCGGCATCTCCACCGTGAGCCTTGGCCGTACAGCGCGGACCGCCATTTGTCGGGCACATTGGCTTTCATCGGATCCTTCGCATTGGCCAGCGACTGTTTCGCGGCCCTGCTGGGCGGGTTGCCGTCCTCGTCGTTTTTGAGCCATCTGTCGTCTACGAACGCTCTGGCCATGGTCGTCTCTTTCCAAGGATCCGCGCTACACTGTGCGTGGAACCTCATTTTGGTGAAAACGGAAATGCTGATTGTTGGTTCCTTGGATTCCGTCCGACTGTGTTCGGGCGGAACCCTTTTTGTTTCCCGTCGCGGTATGTGGACGCTGAGCTTCTTTTATTGCACGCACACGCCGGAATCGTACAACAGCTGCCGATAGTCCGACAGTACTTGGATGGTGACGCCCAATTCCACGGCCATCATCCACGTATTGCCTTCGTACACCGTCTCGGCCATGCCGTAATCCACCGGCGATATCAACGCCAGCGCGGTCTCCCTGCGACAACGGCGCTCGCATTTGATTCCGTATCGTGTACCGCATCCTGGGTCGTGGTGTCTGGCGTGTATGAGCTCGTGGCACAACGTGCAGCGGCGTTGGCGTTGGTTGAGCCAGTCGGCCAGCAGGATGAGCCTGTGCCGGTCGTCGTACAGGCCGCATATGTCGCGTGGGAGGTCGCGCGATACGATTGACAGTCCCATGGATTCCGCGCTCCGATGAAGGTCCGCAACGGTCTTGTTATCCACATTCCTCTCTTCCGAAAGTATTGTTTTTCGAGAAGTACTTTTTTGCTGTTTGTCAAGTTCTGTTTGACAGTTGGAGTGTCGTATGTGATATTTGAATCAGCTCATCTACCAAGTTGTAGAAGGAGTCTCCGGGGTCGCTGCGGCGGCCCTTGCTTTTTATTACCTATGCGGCGAGCTCCTGCGGGGCCCTCTTTGCCAGCTGCGAATACGGGATCACGCTTACTCCGCAGTTTGCGAACGCTTCGGACGCCCCGTCCTGCAGCGGGCCTTCACGGTCGTCTCCGATGACCACGAGCTTCGCATCGGCGCGTTCCTTGGCCTTGCGCGTGTCCTCCCAACCCCACATGATGTTCCTTACGGCGTCTTTGTCGAACTTGTTCGGAGCCTGGCAGAACCTCGTCGGATGGTTTGCGCTGCGCTGGAAGATGAAGTCGAAGCTGTGTTCGTATCGCGACACCCCGCGGATGCCGACGCTTGCCGTATAGAACACGTTACATCCATCCAGCACGGTGGCCACGTCATCCGCGAAGTATTCCGCAACCCTCCGCTGCGCGGCCTCCATCATGGACCCGACGCCGATGAGGGCCTGCGCGTAACGGTTCATGGCATCGCCGCGTCTTCCATCCGATTCGAGCACTATTTCGTCGTTCTTGATGCCTGCACCGTATTTGCGGGCGATGCGTTCCATGCGCTCGCGCCTCGCCTCTGTGATTGTGACGCCGTTCTGTCGGAACGATTCGAGTGTGTACCCGTCGTCGGTGAACATGATGCGATCGCCGGCGGTCTTGGCATAGAAGATCAGGTCATCGTTGGAGTGGTCGAACATCGGGAGAGTTATTTCCTTCCACTCTCCGAGGTCCTTGGCAGAGGACTCGTGCTTGAGCCATTCACCATACTCCTCGATGAGCTCGTCGGGCTTGATGCTCTCGATGCTGTTCATATCAGGCTCTCCTGGAAGACTGGTCTCTTGATCACGTTGAACTTATCTAATAAGGCTATAGTAGCGTCCACGAATCCATCGGACTCGAGATCGGCCGGATACGCCACCAAATCATCGTCTCCCTCCTTGTATACATGCCAGTGAGTACCCGATATTCGTGTGCCGTCGGGATTGTTGTGCGTTCCGCTGTTGACGCATAAGCGTATCAGCGGAATTCCCAGTTTCGTGATGCGGGCTGATATCTGATGCCTTGCTGCGTTCTTGGTTCCTTGGAAGACGGCGATGGTGAATTTCTCCCCGTCATCGGCTCTCACGTGGAATTCCGCGTTATGCTCGCCGGCCGCCGGCATTCGAAACACATCCTCCACGGCGTTCTTGACGGCCGTGATAAGCCGTTCGGCCTCCTCCTGCGAAAGAGTGAACCTCGGCTTCCTATTCTTCCTCGACATGTCAGATGCTCCTCTCGTTCGCCGTGTTCTCGGAACTCGACTCGTCTGTCGTGATTCCATCAGCATCTGCGGCAACCGGCGACGCGTCGTCGGATCTTCTCTCTTCTAGCTGTTTCCTGAGCGTCGCCTTGAGCTTGGTGAAGCCTTTTGACATCAGCGTGAACGGGATGGCGAAGGTGAGCATGACGGGGCTGAAGAAGCACATGAGAATGGTGAACGCGGTCAGCGCGTACATCACCCAGAGAAGGACGTTATATGCCTTGTACTGGATCTCGAGCTGCTTCAAAGTCTTTGGGCGAGGCTCATGTGGCGTGCTGCCTGCAGATGAGGGAGCATAACTCGCCTGTTGCTTGCTTTCGACAGTTGACCTCCGCTGCGGAGCGGTGTTTCTTTTCGTCTTCGGATTGATGGTATATGAGACGCCCTTTGCCACATGGACGGTCTTACGTCCCCTCGAATTGACTGTGACCGGTCCCATCTTCACGGACGTGCTGATGCCTCTTTTACCGATATTCACCCGGACGTTCTTGCCCAGGCTGATCCTGCGATTGACCCTGAAACCCATTGTCATTCCCCTCACTCGTCAGGCGTCTCGGCTTCGAGACGTGCGTTCGGATCCCTGTTGGCGGCCATGTCATAGTCTTCGGGGTGCGCGGCGATACGGTCGATGAGATCATCGGTGATCCGGGACTCGCGCTCGCGGGCTTCGTAGGCGCGGGCGGCTTCGCTGGAGATTGATCCACAGGCTGCCGCAACCAGTGAAAGAGCGTCCGGAAGCCCAAAGAGTGGAGCGAGTCTGTCTAACTCGCTGATTGCCCAACTTCTTTTACCGAGTACTCGGTCGCTGATATAGCCTTTTGATCGTCCTTCAAGGGCCTTGGAGAGGTCGGCCTGGGAATGCCATTGGCTTCCATTGCTTGGCTGATATATTTGCAAATCACCAGATCGGTGCGTGTTGTACTGCTGTCCATAGCGATGACTGTATTCGAATTTTCGGGAAGTTACATCTTTACGCCGTTCGGCGTGTCGAATTTGCCATACCGAATACTCGGGAGTACATTGAAAGCATGTTCACCGAATATCCGGTAAACGTCGAATAAAGTCCCGAATATTCGGGGAATGGAGGTGATGTGACAAGCAATGAATACGTGACACAGGCAATAAAAGTCAGGATGGCTCGACTTGGAATCACTCAATCCGGCGTCGCCGACGCAGTTGGAATCAATCGGGTCGTCATGAATCGATATATGCGCAATCAACGGGAATGGCCGATTCGCGTTCTCGACAAGATTGCTCCGGCATTGAAATGGCAAGACGGTCTTGACATCTTCATTGCAGCAAATTCAGAAGAAAAAGAACCGCAATCGACGACATCAACCAAATCAAACCATAAGCAACCGGCGCTCGCCGACGCATGAATCGAAAGGAGAATCCGAGATGAGCATCAATATTCCGGCCGAGACACCGGACGAATCCACGAACCCGATCTCCGTTGAGGAGTTCGAACGCCTGCACCCGGCGATGCTGGGCGCGATAAGAAAAGCCGTCCGCGAGGAACCAGCTCGAACGGTTATCGGAACAGTGGGCGACGACAGGAGGAGCCACCTGTCCAGCCTTGACCTGCGAGGAATCGGCATCGAGGTCGGACGGCAGTTGTCGGCCCGCGACATGACGACTGAAGTCATGGGCTCGATTCTCGAGCACATCAATCAGGCCGCGGACCGACTAAGCACGGAGATACAGGAACTCCGTTCAGAACTTATCCGAGAGCACGTCGAGACAGTAGGCGGCGGATGCCATGGAAGCATCCATCGAATCGAATCCCTTGGCGAGGAGGGAAAGCCCTTGGCACAGGGCTCTCATCCTCTCGTCGGGATCGGACGTTTCAGCGGCCTTCCCGAACACGGCGCTCGCCTTCGCGAAATCGGATCCATTGCTCATATTCTCACCTCCCTTCTTTGCGTGGGTCTGCTCATTCTCCCACTCGGCAGGAAGGGCCTCAAATGAGAGTGCTTCGAAAAAGCAAGCGGCGCTCGCCGAAGAGTGAATCGAAAGGAGAATCCGAAATGAGGAAGATGAAGAGATCCGATGTCCGCGAGTGGATTCCAGGTGAACCGCTTGAACGGGTCGACTTCGGCAATGGTTGCACGGGGATGAACAAGAGCCTTCCGAAAGAGCCGGGGAACGCTGGCGATTTCAAGCGTCTCATCTGGAAATGCCGCGCCATCGAAGCGGACGGAGGGCCATGCCTTGATGTGCTTCCATCCGAATACTGGATTGACGACGTGAAGCAGGGCGACTATTTCGATGTGGTCACCGACGAATCAAGTTACGGCCCATGCAGCTTCGGTGATGCGTGGTTTTATCTCGCTGGCGTTGATGCGGGATGGCATCTCGCCCGCAGGAAGCGTCATTCCGGTTTGTGTGCGACCTTGCGTGGCATATTCGATTCGTTGACTCATCGCCACGAGAACGCGACTGATGCAGAACCGTTGGTTACGGCCTCGAAGCCCTCTCGCGAATCTGCCGAACACTCTTCGATCTGCGGTTCCACGCCTCCTTCTTTATCTCGGTCAGAGATACACGAATCTTATGACTGCGCGACATGTGGGACGACCGCCACTCAATCTCGAAATCATCGGGAAGTAGCAGCACCGCATTCTCGCCGGTGAAGCCGGTATGGCAGATCTGATTCGGCCTCAACCGCTTGGCCAACAGCGGCGTATAGGGGCTTGTTCCGAACGTTGCCTGAGGTGGGATTCGGACGTCATACATCGTCAGAGGTCCAACAAGCCGGAAATACACGATGCTGTTCGACGTGGAATCAAGAAAAGGCTCCAAATCGGTTTGGGACAAATCGTCCCTACGGCGAATGGAGTGGATTTGAAACTGCTGCAGAACGTTCCACGCCAAAGACGCCCCGGCGATGATGGTCGAAGCCCAGCCTGCCGGATCCTCAAGAAAACTATTCACAAACTCGATTCTATGGAGAATCCAATGAACAATGAAATCCAGAAGTTCGATTTCAAGGGCGCCCCATTGCGTACCCTGACCGATAAGGCGGGGGAGCCCTGGTTCGTCGCCAAGGACGTATGCGACATCCTCGGGACAGATACAAGGGACTTACACAAGATTCTTGAGTCTGATGAAATCACCAATGTGGATAGTATCCACATTGCTCAGAATGGCGGTAAAGCTCCGCTCATCATCTCCGAGCCTGGTCTTTACCGTCTTGTGATGAAGTCTCGGAAGCCGGAGGCCAAGGAGTTCCAGCGTTGGGTGACGCATGAGGTGCTGCCGTCCATCCGCAAGCACGGCGGCTATATGGCCGGCCAGGAACGGATGACACCGGAACAGATGGCGTTGGCCAGCATGCGATGGCTGCAATCCAAGGTCGACGAACAAGCCAAACAGCTCAAAGCCCAGGAAGGCAAGGTCCTGTTCGCCAACGCGGTCGAAACCGCGAGGACGTCCATCCTTGTGGGCGATTTCGCGAAGATCCTGAAAAGCAACGGCATCGACATCGGCCCACGGCGCCTGTTCGCCTGGCTCCGCGAGCATGGATGGCTCATCAAGGCCAAGGGCTCCAGTTGGAACATGCCCACACAGAAGGCGATGGACCTTCACCTGTTCGAGATCAAGGAGACGACCATCAGCCACTCGGACGGGCACACCACGATCAACAAGACGCCGAAGATGACCGGCAAGGGGAAGACGTATTTCGCCAAACTGTTCCTCGCGAAACCAACACAGGAAGCGGGTGCGTGATGAGTGAGACATGGCTGCCGGCATGCATATCGCTTACTGCTGGCTTGTTCAGTCTTTCCCTGGCTTTGCTTCGGATCCTCGTCGATCTTGATCCGATCGGTTGGATCCTGTCGTTGGGGGAGTGTCAAGAGTCCGGGAAAGCGGATGCAGTCGGGGATGTGCAAATAACCATAATCCCAGTCTCGAATGTTCGAACCGGTATCTCGTCAGAGTTGGCAAATGCCGTCTCGTTTCCGGTATCGGATGACGCGGCTGTTCCGGGAGCGACCCATGAATCGAATAGGAACGGAACACGCGGCGCATCAAATGCGTCGGCTGCTTCGTCCAATGGAGGCGTATCGCTATGACATCGGCTTTCTCATCGGCGTGCATGATGATATACGCGCGGTCGGCCGCTTTGAATTGCGCGATGCTGCTCGGAGTCATGAACTCGGTGTTGTCGCCGATGGGTCTCAGGAGCAGGAAATACGCCTTGCATCCAATCCCCTCGATTGAGACGTCGTACGCGTCGCCGTCACCGGAATTGTACACGGAGCAGACGGAATCCGGCTCGGCCTCGTCTCGAGACTCCAACCAGTCAGAAAATCCGGGCACCGTTGAGGAAATCGGTAATTCAGGATTCGTCGAGTGTTCCAGCAGGGTCCAGTCCGCCTGCGGCCTGTTATGCCATGGCCACCAAACGGTCAATCCGGCGCCAAACAGCGAGGCCGCGGCACCGGCCCATGCGGCCAATACGGATCCATCCATTGATTCTTCTCCTAACTGTTCGGCCCGCACGTCGGGAATGCGGGATGACACCGATTTTAGGAGGGGGCCGGGCGGTTCTCCTAACGCCGCCCGGCATTACACACGCAAAGGAGGCGCGTGATGGAAGACGATACGACGTTCGCTGCGCTCGCTGAGGTCCTGAAACCGATGAACACGACGAAGGACATCGCGGACCGTTGCGGCATCAAGGAGGGCACCTTGGCGTACTGGCGTGGTGCGGGAATCGGTCCGAAGTTCGTGAAGGTCGGACGGACCGTCATGTATCCGAAGGAGCCGATGATCGCCTACTTCAAGGAACACCTCTACCAGAGCACATGTGAATACGAGGGAAAGGAGTCGGCATGAAAACGATTCGCAAGGCCTGCGTGCAGGCAGTGTTCGACGAGTTCGAGACCCAGGGCGAAATAGTCCACCCATTCAAGGACGTGGATGCGGAGGCCATGAGGTCGCTCGGCCACATCGTCGGATACGTCGACCTCGACGTCACCGGTCTCGTGGACCTCATCATCGACACGATCAACAAGGAGCTGTGATGACACTCAGGAGAATCGACGCGGAAACGCTGCTGACGCCACCAGTACCGCCGAGGGGCACGGTGATCATGTTCGGTTTGACCGGCTATGCGATTCGCGTCACGGGCAAGGGCGCCAGCCTCATGGCACTCGACGTCGACGGAAGCCAGGAGCTGGCGAGCATCGGGAAAGACCAGGCAAGGACATTCATTCAAAAGATCGGAGGCGCAAGATGACGGACAACGATTATCGCATTGAGGACAGGTTCGAAAAGGGAAGGCCGAACTACACGCTCAGGCGTTTGAAGTTCACGCTGGCCGTGGTCGGTCTGGTCGTGAGCGTGACGCTCATGCTCACCTGGCATGGCGGCGGTCTGACGGGCGCGCTTGTGGTTGAGGGCGTGTATCTGGCCACGGCCCTGTGGCTGACGGTCAGGTTCGCTCCGCGCGATGACGTGGATGGCGACGTCTGACCGTATCCGCCGGCGTACAAGGACGCGGACGGATGGCGGAGGCGTGGGGGTCCCTTCATCTCACATTGCATTTCACGCATGCACTCTCACGTCTTCCGCCGTCACGCCGTCCGCTGTGGGTTCGAATCCCGCCGCCGGCGCTTGGCCGGACCGTCAACGCCGCCCGCATCCCCGCTTCGTTCAGCTTTCTTGGTGGTGTGGGAACGATGGGCGTGCTTCTTTGCTGTCATGGCGCCCAGCGGTCCGGCTCATATCAATCAATCTCATATCAATCAAGGTCAAGGGAGGAACCGATGAAGGAGATTCTGCCGCATTGGCATTTCAGTCCGAACGCTCCGGTCAAGGACGTCGGCATGAAGGGGATGACGTGTGGCGACAGGGCCGTGGCGGAGGCGTGCCGTCGGGTGATGGAGACCGAGGCGTGGAAGGAGCTGGTGATCCTCGAATCGTTGGGCGTGCGTTTCAACGGACTGGTGGGCCGGTTCGTGTCCGAGGTCGCCATGCCGGTGTTGGAGGTGATGCCTGGTGACAGTTTCCATCAGGGCGCGAAGGCTCAGTTGTCGCACATGGTGAAGACCAGGGATGGTGGCGAGACCATCCGCATCATCAAGACTCTCGCCGTGAAAGGTAGGTTCTAATGGCTGGTGAGACGATCATCGCGGTGGTGGGCAATCTGACCGCGGATCCGGAGTTGAGGTCGACGAAGAACGGTCGGAGCGTGGCTGGGTTCACGATCGCGTCCACTCCTCGCACGTTCGACAGGCAGTCGAATCAGTGGGTCAATGGGGATGCGTTGTTCCTCCGCTGCACGGTGTGGGGTGACTTGGCCGAGCATTGCGCGCAAAGCCTGGCAAAGGGCATGCGTGTGATCGCCCAGGGCAGGCTGACGCAGCATTCATGGGAGGACGAGCAGCATCAGCGCCGAACTTCCATGGAATTGCAGGTGGACGAGATCGGGCCGAGCTTGCGCTATGCGACCGCGCAGGTGGCCAAGGCGCAGCGTGGCACGGCTGGAGCGTATGGCAATCCGTCCTCCGCTCCGGCGGGCTATACGGGCGGGGCCACCGCTGCCGGCACCTCGCTTCCGCCGTCCGACCCGTGGGGTCAGCCACAGGACAAATCGGCATCGTTCGGTGATTTCGCCACGCCGGAATCCGAACCGGATTTCTAAGGACGAATCATGAGCATTCAAGCGTTGACATGGGTTATCTACGGTGTAGCGCCGGACATCAAGCACGCGGATTTCCGCACGCTTCTTGTGCTGGCCGACCATGCCGACCCTCAAGGCATGGGAGCGTATCCGAGTAGGAGCACGATCAGTCGGTTGACCGGATACAGCGTGCGTACGGTCTCCTATGCGTTGAAGAGTCTCGAATCCTCTGGACTGATCAGCAGGGGAGACCAGCGCATCGTGTCTGGCCTCGGCGGATACAAGCCGACCGTCTGGAACCTCAACATGAGCAGAGGTGCAAAAACTGCACCTCTCAAAAACGCCGAAACAGCAGTGCAAACAGACTGCACACCAGCAGTGCAAACAGACTGCACACCAGCAGTGCAAGCAGGGGTGCAAAAAACACGGACAGGTGTGCAAACAGGTGTGCAACATGATTGCACAAGAACCATATCTAAGGAAGAACCGTATATAGAACCTAGAGAGAGTAACGCGCGCGCGAGAAAACAAATCCCAATACCAGCCGACTGGAAACCCTCTGAGGAACACCGGGCGCTCGCCGACCGGCTCGGCATCGACTGCGACATCGAAGCCGGGAAATTCCGCGACCGTGCCCTCGACTCGGGAACATGCTCGGCCGAATGGAACGCGAAATTCCGTAACTGGCTCGTCAAAGGCAAGGAACGCGGATTCGCCACACCAAAGGATTCCAACGCTCGCCGACGGTATACGTGGGGCAGTGAAGAGGTCAAACATGTACTCGGCCCGATAGCCTGCGAGGGCACGGACACGTACATGGAGCTCGCATGCAAGGTCGCCGACCTGCTCAACCAGGGCGTGGACCCGGACATGCTGCGCCGTCAGCTCGAGAACGTGCCCGGCGACGTATTGGCCGAACAACTGTTCGAACAAGAGGCGGCGGCATGAACGCCATGACCATCGCACACATGGCCGGCATCCTCACCTCGGCCATCCAAGCCGCCGACCGATTGGAACTCGACGCGCTCAAAGGCCCGGCGCTCGCCGATATGGACCTTGACCTCGTCCGCGATATCAAACGCGACTGCTCGACCTGCATCAACCTGCTCGAACAAATCGGAAGGGAGCGACGATGAGCGACCGGCAATTCCAGGAATCGAAACGCGTCGCGCTCGCACGTCAGGGCTGGCATTGCATGCGTTGCGGACGCAACCTGCACGACCCGAGCGTCTGGCCGGGCAGGAGCGGCCACCACAGGCAGTTGCGCCGTCGGGCCAACCCGGCCATGCGCGATCTGCCGAGCAACATCGTTGAACTGTGCGGGTCGGGCACGACCGGCTGTCATGGTTGGGTGCACGCGCATCCGGCCGAGGCGGAACGGTTCGGCTACATCATCCCGAGCTGGCGCGATCCGCTCAACGCGCCGATACGCGACTGGAACGGCGACTGGTGGTGGCTGTTGGATGACGGCACGGCGCAACGGCTTACTCAAATCGAGATCATCGAATGGCAAAGCGAATGGAAGGAAACATCATGAGGAAACACGACGCGAACCGCGAAGAGAAGCCTGAAGCCCTGCTGTGGCTCGACTTCGAGACCACCGGCACCGACCGTTGGCACAGCATCCCGCTGGAAATCGGCATGGAATGCACGGACACGCTGGGCGAACGATCGTTCGGATCATTGCACCGCATCATCAGGCCGACCGAAATGAACCTGCTGGAACTCGACCCGGTCGTGTTCTCCATGCACACGGACAACGGCCTCCTGTTCGAACTGTTGAACAGATCCGCTCACAACGACTGCGTGGGCGCTGTGGCGAACGCGGTGGAGGAGTATCTCGACTCGCTGTCTCAGCGGTTCACGCTGGTGCCGGCGGGCACGAACGTGGATTTCGACATCGATTTCCTGAAACGGTTGAACCTCAACCCGGACGCGTGGCTGAGTTACAGGAAGTTCGACCTGACCACGTTGAGACGCTACATCAGGTTCCTGGATTGCCCAGAGGATCCGTACAAGTCGCATGACGGTTCGCATCGGGTGCGTGATTGCATCCGCCGTGACATCAACGACTACCGGTGGTATCGCAAGCTCCTGAAGGGAGCATGGTGATGACCGTCATCTCCATGATGCTCCTGTGCGCGGCCGTCCTGGTCGCTTGGATCGGAGGCAGGCCATGACGGTCCAGTCCCATACGGCGTGGCAGTACCGGAATCCCGCCGACCTGATCGGCCGGCGGTGCATCGCACTCACCCACAATGACGTCACGTTGGACGGCCCATTGGATCTGATCCGGTTGAGCCCGGTCCACGCGGTCCTGAAATACCAAGGCATCGGCCTGCACGTCATCGACTGCGACCTACGCCACCATACGAACAAAACTTCGGACGGCATCCGTGCCGTCGTCATCACGGAAAGCAAACCATGAAACACATAAGAAACACCATCCAGCCGCACACCAGGAAATGGCACAGGACCAGCCCATGCCCATACTGCGGCACGAGGAAACCCGGCATCGAACGCTACGCCCGGATCATCGGAGCCACGATGCACTGCCTCTGGATCGCCGAATGCCATGGATGCCCGAACGCCATCTGGATCACCACCCCGGACGACGACATCAAAACCGCGATCCGCGGATGGAACCGATACGCCAACGGCGAATGGCGCAGGCACTAGGAGGGAACCACGATGAAAACCACATACGCCACACTCGCTGCCATCGGCATCACCATGTGCACGGCGCTCGCAGGATGCGGCACCGACACCACCGAAGACCTGCAGGCGGCAACCAGAGCGGAATGCACCGCGGCGATCCTCGCCGATGGCAAACCGGGCACGAAAGTGACATCGCAGGAATGCGAAATCACCCTCAAAGACACAAGGAAGCTTGATTGCGTGATCGTCGGTAGAGGCCTGTCCTGCGACTGGAACCACGTGAGCGGCGCGGACAAGGAGCCGGACCGATGAGCTACCGGGAAATCCATGAGCTGTTCGTCGTCTGCGACGAGTGCCACACAAGCCTTTCCGTCTATGACGCGACCTACGAGGACGCCGACAACGAGGCCGCCGACCACGGCTGGCAATGCGACGAGCTCCAAGGCAGACACTACTGCCCGCTCCACTGGCACGTCGAATGCCATGACTGCGACATCACCGACAGTGGAGCGCCCGACGAGCTGGAAGCCGATGGGTGGCACATCGACCGTGACTATCCGTGGGACAGCCTCTGCCCCAATCATCTTCATCTCACATGCCGCGAATGCCGCAAGTGGGACGTCGGACCTCGTCATCGGCTTGAATACGAGGGATGGCAAGTCAATTCAGCCGACTTCGAGAAAAGTCTCTGCCCCGAATGCGCCAAAACAAAGAAGGATACGAAATGAGAATCGATTTCAACAGCAAGGATGGCGTTTTCGCCATCAAAGCCGAAAACAAAGAGGAAAAAACCCAGCTCAAAACGTCGGCGGTCGCCATCTGCAATCTCATCATCGATTTTTTCGACGGTGAAGTCCAAGAAATGAAGGCGGCGAAGGAATGAAACGCATCACACTCAAGGACACAAAATGAGCAATCGAAGTTATTTGGTGCCAAGGCCGCCAGCGTTCGACCATGAGCATCCCAGACCGAAGGAGGAAGGCGAGGTGCTGTACTGCGGAAATTGCCAAAAATGGTACGTATCATGGTTCCCCCTCACCGAAGTCAAAACCATATGGGGCCGCCGCCCCGAATGGTGGATACGCATCTTCCACCGCAAACCATACGAGACGATCATCCAGCAAATACGAAGGGAAACGAAATGAAAGTCAAGAAAACCCTCATGGACATGATCATCAAATGGCATCAGGCCGGATACAGCCTCGATGAGATCGCGCCACTGGTGCCCCAAGTCCCCAAAGAGGAAATCAAAGCGATCATCCAACAACACCACGAATAACAAGAAACCCGACCTTCCGGCCGGGCTCCTGGCATCACCACAAACCAGACTACACCCGCCGGAGGGAATCGAACAAATGAACGAACAAAACAACGAATCCCAACCAACACCAAACCAGACACAACCAGCACAAACCAACCAAAACAAGCCAGCGCTCGCCGGCATGTGCCAAGTGTGCGGCGGGGAGTGCAATCTTCGCAACACGCTTTGCGACAAGTGCGAGGCTCGCATGAGAGGATGGCTCCGCGACTATCCGTCATGGATCCAAGCTCTGCGTGAGTTCTTGGACAGCACCGCACATTACGGTGGCCATCAGCCGGGCCGGACCAATTTGGCTTCGGCTCCGACGCCGGTCAGGTTGTCTGTGATTGACCATCTGCAGGAGGTTGATGATTTGGCTGTCGCTCTTTGGCGGCGGTTGTATGCTCCGTCTGCCATGCCGTGGGCTGATAGCAGGATTCATCCGTCCGTATCGAAGTGCCTGAGTGTTTGCGCGGATTGCGATCGTCTTTCACGATTGCCGGACATTGGTTTGATTTGGCATGACTGGGAGCGGTTGGCGCGCAAGACGCTGGGCATCATCGACGTGCCGCCATCCAGGCATGGTATCGGCAGGTGTCTGAATCCTCTGTGTGGCGTGGAGCTGAGTGCGGAGGTCGGCGCGGTAAGTGTCGACTGTCCGGTGTGCGGCAACACTTATCGCGTGGTCGACGTGCGATTGGGGTTCCTGCGGGAGTGCATCGAATCGGGCAGGGCGTTCACGGCGGGGGAGTGCGCGGAGCTGCTGCGCGAGTGCGGGTTCCAGTGCAATGCGAACACGATTCGTTCGTGGCGCAAGCGCGGCAGGCTCCAGCCGGCCGGTGAGAGCGAGAAGGGACGGCCGTTGTACAGGCTTTCGGATGTGCATCGGCAGGTGTTGCGACGCGATTCGATTTGACAAAATCGAAAGTGCAACGCAGAATTGTCAGTGGATTAGAGGGTTCAAACCGAGGTGACTTGGTTTGAACCCTTTTCATATCCGCCATGGATTCTCCTAACTCCTTGGGTTGCAGTCCCCGTCCTGTCCGAACGGCATATCGGACACGCTCCGCCCACTCCCGTCAGAGTGGGCATACCTCAATGTGGCAGGCAAGCCAATCCCGTGCTTCCGTGATGCGGTGATGCTCAAATCCGCCTGTCCATGCCTTCGTAGGAATCAGTGGTAGATCGCACCGGTCGCAGATCTTCGGATCCTCTTCCTTGCGGCTCGAGTGTGGACGCGGGTTCGAATCCCGCCGAAGGCACCCATGAAACAAATCCGGGGTAGGGGTATTGACAATCCGGGAGGGGTATTCGCAGATGATGGGGAGCCCCTACAAGACACGGGAGTGTCCATATACGGGAGCCCCTATACCGGCATTCCAGCAGGCCAACGGCGAAGATAGTCGTCGGCAAATCCACGGCACCCCTGGGCTCATACATGCGTGGGAGGCCACATGAGCAAGCGGCGCAACGAGCGTGTCAGCAACGGCTGGCGGCGCAGACAGCTCAGGGCAAGAGTCCTGGCCGCATACGACGTGTGCGCCATCTGCGGCAAGCCAGTCGACAAGACATTGAAGACACCACATCCGATGAGTGCCGAAGTCGACGAGCTCATACCAGTCTCACGCGGTGGCAATCCATACAGCTTCGCGAACTGCAGGCTCACGCACCGCAGATGCAACAGGATGAAGAGCGACAAGACAGACGAACACGCACGAGCGCTGCTGGCTGGCAGACAGGAAGTGAAATCAAGTTCGATGCCGTTCAAAACGTTCGGTATCTGATCTCCGATGACCAGGGCGGGGACCTCGGGTATACCCCCTTCCGGTCGCCTCGGGTGCAGTGCCGATATTTCTCTTGAAATTTAAGCGTAACGAATTGTGTTACGCATACGTTGAATGAAAGGCGGAATATGGCCTTTTTCAAAGCGTCAGCATCTGACATAGAACGATTTAATAAATACTTCAGAAGCACTGACCCTAGTAAATGTTGGGAATGGAACGGTGCTCATCACCCAAAGGGATATGGCACATTCCGTCTGGCAAAGACGTCCGTTCCGGCACATCGCTTCGCATATGCATTGACTCATAACATGTTTATCCCAGATGGGATGGTGATTGATCATATCTGTCACAACCGTTCATGCGTTAATCCAGACCATTTGAGAACAGTAACGGTTCAGGAGAATTCCGAATATCGTGTTTCCTGTAATAAGAACAGCAAATCCGGAATCCGTGGTGTCTACTGGCGTAACGATCGAAAAGCATGGCAAGTTGAGGTTATCAAGAATAGGAAGGCATACAAGAGAGGTCCATTCAAGACGCTTGCACGGGCGGAAGCTGCTGCAACAAGATTGCGCGAAGAACTCGGGTTCCTCACTGGTTTTGGAATGAAGGAAACGCAATGATTTGCGAAGTATGCGGTAAGCAATTTAGGCCAAGTGGTAAGGGCAGCCAACAGAAATATTGCTCCGCGAAATGCAGGCAGAAAGACTATCGGCGTCGGAAAAAGAATCGGCCCGCACAGGACCGGAACGGTAAGCCGCCCATCAAAGCCGTGGAAACGAAACAGAAGCCGGAGCAGGATCTCGACCAGCGGAGCTTCGAGAGGATGATGGACGGCAGCATGCTGGACATGCTGCGCGCCAACCGTGACCGACTGCAGAAGGCCATGGATGACACGTCCACACCGGCAAACGCACTGCCTGCGATCAGCCGCCAGCTCATCGACGTATGCGAACGCATCGAATCACTCCAGGGCGGAGGTCTGACCGACCTGTTGGACGATGAGGAAGACGAGGTGACGGACGATGTCGGAGCGTCGATTGTCTGAAATCGCCAAGGTCCTCCGCCAGCCGGAAGGCATCGTTGGCAGCGAGTTCACGCGAATCAACAAAGCCGCGCGCAAGGCCGGCATCCGTTTCGACTTGTGGCAGCAGGGCTTCTTGTGGCTTCTGTTCGCCAAGAACGCGGAAGGCAAGTATGCGTGTGGCGCGGACGGCGCCGTGCTGTCCAGCTGCAGGCAGATCGGCAAAACCTTCACCGTCGGCACCGCGTTGTTCCTCAAGGCGATACTCACACCGAACCTGAAAGCCATCTGGACCGCCCACCATACGCGCACCAGCGACGAGACATTCGCGGACATGTGCGAGATGGAGCATAATCCAGTGCTCGGCCGGTACGTGGAACGCATCCGCAGAGCAAACGGCCAACAGGAGATCACGTTCACGTCCGGCAGCCGCATCATGTTCGGCGCCCGCGAAAACGGCTTCGGCCGAGGATTGCACAGCGTGGACGTGGCTGTGTTCGATGAAGCGCAGATTCTCACAGTGCGCGCGATGGACAACATGATTCCGGTTTTGAACACGAGTCCTAACCCCCTGGTCGTGTATATGGGCAATCCACCCAAGCCGGGAGACCAGTGCGAGGCGTTCACGGAGAAACGCATGCACGCGCTGAACCATGACGGAAACCTCCTCTACGTGGAGCTTGCCGCCGACAAGGACGCGGATTCGGACGACCGCGAACAGTGGGCTAAAGCGAATCCCAGCTATCCGAAACGTACAAGCGAACAGGCAATCATGCGCATGCGCAACAACCTGTCGGACGATTCATTCCGTCGTGAGGCGCTTGGCATATGGGACGAGACCGCCACCGCATACGCCATCAGCCCCGACCTGTGGAAGGCCGCGGCCATCGACGACGTGCCGGATGGAGGAACCGTGAGCTTCGGCATCGACATGCCTCCGGACAGGAGCGTGCTGACCATCGGAGCCGCGCTACGGTACGCGGACGGTTCGGCCATCATCCAGATGGCGAACATCAAGGACGCGCGGCAGGCGGGAACCATGTGGGCCGTGGACTGGCTCGCCGAACGCTGGCCGAAGACCGCCAGCGTGGTCATCGACGCGCAGTCGCCCGCCATGAGCCTGCTGCCGGAACTGAAGAAAGCACATGTGAAGGTCACGGTCACGAACATGCAGGAGATGGGCCGCGCATGCGGCCGGTTCCTCGACATGCTCAAAGCCGGAACGCTCAAGCACCCGCGGGACGAATACCAGCCGCAGCTGGCCGCAGCCGTCAAGGGCGCGACCACGCGCCCATTGGGACAGTCCGGCGCGATCGCCTGGAACAAACTCGGCAGTGACATCGACATAACCCCGCTCGTATCCACCACACTCGCCCTGTACGGGGCGTGCACGACGAAGCGACATCCCGGAAGACGACAGATCATCGGAGGAATCTAAATGAGCGACATCCAGACAACGGCAGCACCGGACGGGTGGAAACCTACGGGAGGAGCCGGAACGGTGCCGAAACTCGTCGTACCGACGCACATCGACGGACTCTCCGGTGAGGAGAACGCGTTGCTGCGCGAACTCGCCGAGGTGTGGACGCGCCACGCGAGCCGCAACCGAACACTCACCGCCTACTACGAGGCCAAGGAGCCACTGGTTGATTTTGGACTGACTGTGCCGAAGTCCATCAAGGATCATTACACGCCGCTTGGGTGGGCACGCAAGGCTGTGGATATGCTCGCTGAGCTTTGCGTGTTCGAGGGATTCGTCTCGCCGGGCGTGGACGACCCGTTCGAACTGCAGGACTTCATGAGCCGCATCGGATTCACTAGCGTTCTGCAGCAGGCCATCCAGACTGCGCTCATTCACGGCTGTTCGTTCCTCAGCGTCGTCCAGGACTTCGAAGGAAGACCGCTCATCCGCACGCATACCGCGGAAAGCTCGGCCGCCGTCTGGGATTACCCCAACCGGCGGGTCAGGGCGTGCATGGCCATCACCGACGTCGACGACAACAATGAGGCTACCGGACTCGTGCTCTACATGCCCGACCGCAACATCAGCGTGCAGCGCCGTCTCGGCTACTGGTGGCGCGTGGACGATGAGCAACCCACCATCGACAACGAGTGCAGTGTGTTCCGCCTCGCCTACAAGGCTACCGAGGTCAAACCGTTCGGACGCTCCCGCATCAGCCGGGACGCTATGGCCATCATCGACGGCGCGAACCGCACCATCGTGCGCGCCGAAGCGAATGCCGAATTCTACGCGTTCCCAAAAATCCTGCTGACAGGCACTTCCGAAGAACTCGCCTCGTTGGGCACGGACGACGCGTTAAAGCTTTATATGGGTCGCTACAACATGATCAGCAAGGACATCGACGGGCAGTCCCCGACCGTGACACAACTGGCCGCGTCGAGTATGGACCCGCACTTGACGATGCTGAAAAGTTGGGCGGCGATGTTCGCCAGTGCGATGAACATTCCAGCCAGCTCGCTAGGCATCGTGTCCGACGCGAACCCGACGTCCGCCGACGCGACCGAGGCACAACGTGAGGACCTGATCATCGAGGCGCGCCATTGCGACCGGGATTTCGGTGAATCGATCCTGCAGGCAGCCCGTCTTGTGGCACGGATACAGGATCCATCCGTGCCCGACGAGGAGCTGATGAAACTGCAGGTCGACTGGAAGAACCCGAACACGCCGTCGAGCTCCATGAGCGCCGACGCATTCAGCAAGCTCGCTGGAAGCATCGACGCGTTCGCCAACAGCGAGGTCGGCATGACACGCGCCGGATTGAGCCGAAGCGAGATCGTCCGGCTGAAGGCCGACCAGCGCAAGGCCCAGGCCGGTCAGGTACTCGATCAGATTCGAGGCATGCGCCAACAGACGGAGCAGCAGACCGATACGGCGGCGAGGGAAGGCGGTATGAATGAGCCCGAACAGTCTGAACCTGCCGCCGGAACGACGCAGAAGGCTTGAACTCGACCTCAATGATTTGTACGAGGATTACACGGACACCATGAGCCGCCTGCAGAAGGAGGCCGGCAACAGTGTCTCGGGCCTCGTCTGGGACGGTGAAAGCCAGGAGCTCATCAAAGCGGAGATCAACCGGTATGCCGACGCCGCCAGCAGGCTCGCATCCGACTACTACGGCCACGTACGCGACCTGTGGGCGCAGTACGGCGGAATCGATATGCCGGAATACGAGCCGCCTTCCATCACCGCCGATCGCGCGGTCTGGCAGATGGAAGGCGGTTTCAACAACACTGACTTCATGGGATTGCACTACAAGGATGTCATTCCAGATGAAAACGGAGCCGTTCACAACAACGCCGGAAGAACCATCGACGACCTGTGGCCCACGTTCGCTGACGAGGAGCAGGCGCTGGAATACGTGCAGAATCTGATTCAGACCGTCGGGCGGCTGACCATGCAGAGGGCTGTGGCCAACGATCCCACCAAGCCTCGCTGGGCGCGTGTGCCGCGAGGGGCTAAGACATGCGCGTTCTGCCTTATGCTCGCCTCGCGTGGCTTCGCCTACCTGAGCGAGGACACCGCCGGACGGCAGATGCAATACCATACGGACTGCGACTGCGACATCGTGCCAAGCTGGGGCAGCAGCAAACTCAAAGGATACGATCCGGACAAGTATCGTGAAATGTACCAGGCAGCCAAGGCTGCGGCCGGCGATGACGGCGACTGGCGTGACACGCTAGCCCAATTGAGACGCATCTATCACGATGAGGTCAATGATGGTGTGACTGCCCAACCGACGATTCGATGGAGCGGCAAATCGATTCCAATCAGTGCTTCCGAACTATCGAGATTGTCGGATTATAGCGTCAGGATGCCTGGAGATAGATTCTCCAACGACGAGAAGATCGCGGCCTTGATGGATTGGACCGGAGACAGCTACAAAAGTATCAACGGCTACCTGTTCGGCGGACGAAACCCGTCGAAAGACGTCATCCATCAGGTCGAATGCATCGACGAAGCGATATCCGACCATATCACCCGAGAACGTTTCACGGTCGACAGGCAGATGCGGTTGTCGACGTTCCACGTCAACGACATGGAGTCGCTTTTCGATTTGAATACCGGTCGCACCTTCGAACACATCGGCTACATGGCCACCAGCATCAAGGAGGGAGGCATTGACGTTGATGGGGAAGACCGCATCGCCACAAGAATCCTGGTACCGCCGGGAAGCGCCGGCGTGTATGTGGAGCCGATCACTCAGCATCCGGGAGAATACGAAATTCTTCTGCCGAGAGGAAGGGCTCTTCGTTTCGAAGGGCTTGGAGCATCCGACGGCAGACCGATCGTTTATCTGAGACTGCTATGATTGAGCCTATGGATCGTTCCGACCGTTTCACGTTTATGCCCGGTGATTTGAAGGAAGTCACCGATGAGCGCCATCTTGCGGAAATCAAACGCAAGTATGGCGATATCTCCATGCCGCCGTCCGAATATGAATGGGTCAGGAACGAAGGAAAGAAGCGCTGGTCCGTCGGCGACTATGTGTCGACCGACGAGCTGCGGTCCGAATACGCGCGAAGAAAAGCGCTGGGAAATCTCTGAATCCCAGAAAGCCATCACGTCGAAACGTGATGGCTTTTCTTTTACCTTTCACGCCCCAGCGATGGGGCGGGGCGCAGCCATGCGCGAAACCAACAAGAATGGCCGTCAACTCGCCGGCGTCAGGCGTGGAAACCAAGAACAAGCAAAGGAGCCACCAACCATGGCAGAAGAAAACCAGACCGGCGCAGACGGCCAACAGGAGCCGGAACAGCGCACTCCGGCCCCAAAGGACGTGAACAACGCGAAGCCGAGGACCTTCACCCAGGAGGAAGTCGACCGCATAATCAACGAGCGTCTCGGCAGGGAACGCGGCAGGAAAAGCGACTACGAGGAGCTCAAGGAGAAGGCCGGACAGACAGCCGACCTCGAATCGAAGCTCTCCAAGGCGCTCGAGGAGAACGAGAAGCTCAAAAGCGAAGCCAAACAGGCCGAACACGAGAAGGAGCTCTCCACGATACGCGCCAACGTCGCGGCCAAACACGGCATCACCGACCCGAGCGTCCTCGCGGGCGACGACGAGAAGCAGATCGGCGAATACGCCGAGAAACTCATGAAGGTGTTCGCCGACATGCGTTCCCGAGGAACGGTCGCGGACCAGAGCGCCCGCACCGGACAGGCCAAGACTAAACATTCCAGCCGCGAGGACTTCGTCAACGCCATGAGCAACACGCTCCTGTGAGCCAACCAGCAAACAACATTCATTTGAAAGGACAAATCATGACAGATCCGTCCATGACCCGAAAAAGCAACGGTCTAGACCTCACCCCTGAAACCCAGGCGGAGATCTGGCAGACCGCAAAATACCAGAGCGCGTTCATGCAGCTCGTGCCGGAGATGAAACTGCCCGGCAACGGCGCTCGCGTGCCGATCATCATCGGCGACCCGGAGGCCGCATGGGTCAACGAGGGCGCCGAGAAGCCGAAGAGCGGCGTCACCTTCGGCAAGAAGGACATGCTGCCGTACACCATCGCGGTCATCATGCCGTTCTCCAACCAGTTCCGCCGAGACTTCGGCGCTCTCTACGACCAAGTCGTCGCGAAGGGGCCAGGTGCCATCGCCCGCACATTCGACAAGACCATCATGGGCCTCGTCGACGCTCCGGGAGCGGACTTCGACACCCTGAAGAGCGCGCAGACCGTCAGCATCGGCAAGGACGTGTGGAAGAACCTGAACAAAGCCGACGACCTCGTGTCCGAAGCGGATGGAACCGTGGACGGTTGGGCGTTGAGCACCCAGGGTCGCAGTGTGCTCCGTCAGGCGACCGACAACAACGGACGCCCCCTGTTCCTCAACGGCACCGCCGCCTCCGACGTAAGTACTGTGCTCGGCAACCGCACCTACATCAGCAAGGGCGTGCACGTGCCTGCCGTGAGCGAGACACCGGGACCGGCCAAGGCAGAGATCCTTGGCGTGTGCGGAGAATTTTCTTCCGCCGCATGGGGCTCCGTCGAAGGAATGCAGACCAGCATCTCCGACCAGGCGTCCATCACCATCGACGGCAAGCAGGTAAACCTGTGGGAGCACAACATGTTCGCCGTCCGAATCGAAATCGAAGTCGGGTTCCGTATCCGCGACATCAACCGCTTCGTCCTGCTCACCGCCTGACGGAGTCCGACATGACGGACGAACCGGACATGTTCGCCACCTCCGACGACCTCGAACGGAGATGGCACAAGCTCACCGACGAGGAACGTCAGAAAGCCGACACGCATCTCGCGGACGTGACCGACTACATCAAGGAACGCTCGCCCATCTGGCAGCGGCTCCGCGAAGAACGGCCACGCCTGCTGACGAAGATCACCTGCGACATCGTCCGCAGAATCATGCAGGCCGACCCGTACGACATTCCCGGCGGCATCACGCAGATGAACCAGACCACCGGCAGCTTCAGCGAACAATACAGTTTCGGAGCGCCCACCGGCGATCTCTGGCTGCGCGACGACGAGAAACGCATCCTTGGCATCAACGCTCAGCGCGCGTTCAGCGTCGACATGGCAACAGGGGAGACGTCCTAGTGGAAACCATCGAAGTGTGGCGCGGCCAGTCCACCACCGACACGGACGGCAACCCCATCCAGGGCAAACCCGCCCGCGTCGGCACGTTCCAAGCGATGGTCGCGCCAACCTCCACCACCGACCAGACCGAGGAGAACGCCAGCCCGCAGACCACCGAATACACGATCCACATCCGCGGAAACCAACCGACCGGCATCCAAGCCACCGACCTGATCAAAGTCAGAGGCATCCTCCTGCCCGTCAAAGGAAAACCGCAAGTGTGGAACAACCTCCACGGACGCCACATCGGCGACGTCATCACCGTGGGCGAACGGGAAGGATAAGCATGGCCAAACGATGCAGATTCGTATTCAACCGCAAGGCGTTCAGCCAACAGGTACTGAAGAACGAGACCCTGCAGGACCGCATGCGGGAAGCCGCCCACGAGGCAGTCACCGACAGCCGGTGCATGGTCCGCGACCATGACGGCAAGAACCGCAGCGGCGTGGCCATCCTCTGCCCGGCACCGGTGGAGAAGGCGCACGGCACGCTAGAGGACACGCTCGGAAGGATGCGCGTATGAGCATCCCGGTCACTCCCCGGCGCACGGAACCCCTGCTCCTGCCCAAACTGAGGACACTGTTCCCGGACGTGACGTTCGACACCATCGAACGAAGCGACCTCGAACCTCCCTTCACCGAAGCCACGCTGGCCGACTCCATGCAAGGCATGAGCACCCCAATCTCGCAATACGTGCGGCTGCGGCTGAGCGTGCGATGCATGAGAGAGGACCATACGGGCGACTGGGACAAGGCCGCACGCCTGTGGGCCGACATCGCGAGGGAGATCATCGGGCTCGGAAACGTCGCGCCGCTCATCGACGCGTCACTCGAATCCGGGCCGGTACGCATGACGGACGAGGACAAGAGACTGGTGTGCGCGTACGGCGTGCTCCTGCTCGAGGTCACCGTCAACTGAAACACAACCAAAGACAACGTGCCGCCACACGCGAAGAACGGAAAGGTGCAGACGAATGTCTGACAACAACGAAAAAACCACCGTCGCCGCGCAGGGCGCGACCGACTACGGGTACGTGTCCAGCGGCAACACCGCAGGCAACGTGCGCCTGATCAAGAACTACGCGCTGTTCCTGTTCCCCAAGGGCGACAGCACGTTCGTGGCTCCGACCGGAGTGGCCTGGACCCCGCCGGCAAGCAAGAAGCCGATCGGCTACTCCACGGAGGACGGCGCCGTACTGCATCCGGAACCGGGCGACAGCACCGACTACAAGGCCCACAACGGCGACATCGTGCTGTCCGACACGGATCCGGGCTACTGGACCCTGCAGCTCGCCGCCATGGAGGGCCGCAAGGATGTGGTGTCGGCCTACTTCGACGTGGACATCGAAACGGACGGCGGCATCAGCATCAAGGGCGCCGGATTGAAGAAGGAGTGGATCCTCGTGCTAGTCGCGCTCGACCAGCAGGACCGTCCGTTCCTCCTGTACGGCACCAACGCGAAGGTGAGCGACCGTGACGACGTGAGCCTGAAATCCAGCGAGATCATGAACTTCAGCATGACGTTCAAGATGCTCAAGGGCACCAACGGCGAACAGTTCCACGCATGGGGCCTCGTCACCGAAGACGCCAAGTGACCCATTGATTCTTCCCGTGCGGCCGATGGCGGTCGGCCGCACGGGACACCCATTCAACCGCCAACCATTAGAACGGAGCCAACATGAGCGACAAAGAATACCATGTCGTGGACGTAGACCTGACCGAAGCGGAAGAGCTCAAACCCGACGTGCACCTCGAGGTCGCCGGCGTCAAACTCGACCTGCCGAACCTCAACAACGCGGAACTGCCCATCGAACTCGTCCAGGCCATCCTCCTGGTCAAAAGCAAGCCAATGCTCTCCGACGAGGAAACCACGGCCTGCGTGAGCACGTTCCTCGCCTACTTCCAGACGATGCAGCCGAACTTCTGGAACGTGCTGCGCAAGACCAAACGTCCGATGGCCTACCTCACCGCGACCATCAAGGCGTGGGCCGAGGAATCCGGACTGGACCCAAAAGCGTTTACCTCGCCCACCTCTGGAACAACAATCGCGCGGCACTAGCCTACGACTGGATCCGAGCGTACGGGCAGATCTACAGGCCCGTACGCTTCCGGGAATGGGTTGAAGGCCAACGTCCACGAGTCGATTGGGGACTCGCCTGGGCGTTGACCCGCGAAATCCTCAAAGACCATACGAGCCACTCGTGGATGGCGTTGCAGAACGCCGTCTACGCGCCCGACGGAGCCGAACAGGCGGTCTGGACGCTGTCCGGACAACGCAAACGCCCATGGTTCGACCACGAGCACGACCCGCTCCGCCCACCAACCCCAGCACACAACCTCACCCGCCGTCAACGCGAGGACAGGGAACGGCTCAAAGCCTACTTCCACATCAACGACGACCTCTGACTCCGACCGCCATCGGAATCCCAACCTACGAATAAGGAAACACGATGGCAGCACAGGACATCGGCGTCGCATACGTCCACGTCGAACCATCCGGCAAAGGATTCGGCAAAAGCATCGAAGGTGACATCGGCGACGCCGTCAACAACGCCTCCAAGAAAAGCTCCAACACCCTCATCTCTAAAATCGGCGGAGCATTCGGCAAAATCGGCAAGGTCGGCACCGGCGCGATCGCAACCCTCGCCGGCGGCATCACCGCATTGGCCGCCAAAGGCGGCTTCACACGCGCCCTCAACATCGAGAACGCGCAAGCCAAACTCAAAGGCCTCGGCCACGACAGCGCGAGCGTCACCGAAATCATGAACGACGCGCTCGCCTCCGTCAAAGGCACCGCGTTCGGACTGGGTGACGCCGCGACCGTCGCGGCCAGCCTGTCCGCCTCCGGCATCAAGGAGGGCGGGGACCTGACCAAGGTTCTCAAGACCGTGGCCGACACCGCGCAGATCAGCGGCAGAAGCCTCACCGACATCGGCACGATCTTCGGTTCCGTCGCCGCGCGAGGCAAGCTCCAGGGCGACGACATGCTCCAGCTCATGTCGAGCGGCATCCCAGTCCTCCAAATGCTCGGCAAGCACCTGAACAAGACCAGCGCCGAAGTGTCCGACATGGTCTCGGACGGCAAAATCGACTTCCAAACCTTCGCCGACGCCATGCAGGAAGGCCTAGGCGGCGCCGCACTATCCGCAGGCACCACATTCACCGGCGCCCTGGCCAACGTGAAAGCCGCGTTGAGCCGACTCGGAGAAACAGCCGCCACACCAGTCCTCAACGGCTTACGCGGCCTGTTCAACCAAGCCATCCCACTCATCGACACATTCACCGCAGCCGTCACACCAACCCTGCAAAAAGTCGGCGCGGCACTCCAACAAGGTCTCGAGAACGCGATACCCGACACACAGGCGAAACTCAAAAACCTTGGCGACACGATCTCCAACATCCCCGGCTTCCAGATGCTCGCCTCGGCGACGGCCAGCCTCAAAAGCCAACTCACTGGCCTCTGGAACGCAATCACATCACTCATAGGCGGACTCAACAATGGCGGCGAAGCCGCCACAATGTTCTCCACAACCGCCGGCGCGCTCGCGGGAGTGGTCGCTTCGGTCGCGCAGGCGTTGTCGAACGCGGCGGGGTGGGCGAAGACGTTCGTCAACACGTTCATCGAGACGGGCGCGTTGCAGCCGTTCCTTGAAAGCCTGACCGGCGTCATCTCCGGCTTGGGCTCGCTGGTTTCCGGATTGGCGGCCGCGGTCTCGCAGGCCTTCGGCTTCAACGACAGCGCGCGCACCGCCAGTTCCGCGGCGCAGAGCTTCGCCGGACTGTTGAACACTTTGACCGGCGTGCTCATGACGGTGGGAGGCTGGCTGCAGTCGGTTGGACAGTGGGCTCAGCAGAACGGCGCACTGGTGTCCGGCGCGTTGAAGGCCATCACCATTGCATTGCTCGCGGTCAAAGGCTGGGACATCGTATCGGCCGGATTGAAGGGAGTGTCGACCGCAATATCGGCCGTCACGACCGGCGCGCAGACGTTGACGGCTGCCGCGACCGGCGTTTCCAAAACGATCGATCTGATGATGCAATTGGGCGGTATCGTCCCAGCCTTGAAGGAGATGGCAGGCGGACTGAAGATCGTCACCGCCGCGCAGACCGCATGGTCTGCAGTCACAAAGGCGGCGACAGCCGTGCAGGTCGCGTTCACCGCGGTGATGAACGCCAACCCGTTCGGATTGTTCATCACCGCAGCTGCGGCGGCCGTGGCCGCGTTGACATGGTTTTTCACTCAGACCAAGGTCGGACAGCAGTGGTGGGCGTCGTTCACGTCGTTCCTTTCATCCGCTTGGCAGGCGACCGTCGGCAAGGTCACCTCTATCGGCCAGACCATCGTCACGTTCTTCACCTCGACGCTCCCGTCGGCAGTCCAATCCATAGGACAATGGTTCCAACAACTGCCCGGCAACATCGCCAGCTGGCTCGCCGGAACAGCGTCAGCCGTCGCCTCATGGGCCGTGAGCCTCGGCCAGTCCGCATTGCAGGCAGGCCAACAGTTCCTCACGAACCTCGCCAATGCGATCATGAACCTGCCAGAGACGATCGCCTACTGGCTCGGCTACACCGTCACGTCAATCGCGCTGTACGCGGTCGCGTTCGGCGCGCAGGCCCTCCAGATGGGCATGCAATTCGTGCAGAACGTCGGAACGTTCCTTACCCAACTCCCAGGGAACGTGGCCGCATGGCTCGCCTCGACAGCCGCGAGCATCGGCGCATGGGTGTCGTCCACGGCCATGCAGGCTCTACAGATGGGTACGCAGTTCCTGCAGAACGTCGGCACGTTCCTCACCCAGCTGCCCGGCAATGTGGCCAGCTGGCTCGCGGGAGCCGTAGTCTCAGCCTCGGCGTGGGTTTCCAACATGGCATCGCAGGCCATCCAGGCGGGCAGCCGGTTCCTCACGAGCGTGGGCACGTTCCTCTCCCAATTGCCGGGACGAATCGGCTCATGGCTGTCCGCGACTATTTCCAGCGTCGCCAACTGGGCGTCCCAGATGGGGACCGATGCGTTGCAGGCCGGCAAGCAGTTCGTGCAGAACATCGTCAGCACCCTGTCATCACTGCCGGGCCGCATGCTCAGCATCGGAGCGAACATCGTCAACGGCATCGTCAGCGGCATCCAGAGCAAGATCGGCAGCATCGCGTCGAGCCTGCTCTCCGGCGTCAACGACGCCATCTCCGCTGTCAAAAGCAAACTCGGCATCCACTCACCATCACGCCTCATGCGTGACGAAGTCGGCGTGATGATCGGCCGAGGCATGGCATTGGGCATCGACGATTCAGCCGCCGTGGTCAACCGGTCCATGGACTCGCTCGTCTCCTCGATGAGCCTCGACGGCACGGACTGGTCGAAGACCGGACGATTGAACGTCACCACGGCCACGCCATCGGATTCCGACAGACTATGGGAAACCGTCATCGGCAGGATGGACACGCTGATCGAAGCCGTCGAAGCGGCGACGGCCGACGACCGGCCGTTCACCCAACGTGACTTCGCAAGACTCGTAAGGAGCGTGGCATGAGAACCCTGAGCTACGTGAGCGGCGCAACAGGCGAGTCGATCGGTTTCGAAGGGCCGCTCTACGGCGAGACACTCACCGGACTGCGCGCCCGCATCTGGGACTACAGCCTCGCCTCGCGCGGCATGACGGGCATCACACGCAAGACACGCGAGACGACCATCACCGTGAAGATCCACGATTCTCCGGAGACGCTCAACCTATTGCGCCGCCTCGCGGACGCCGACATGGCATCCGGGAACCCGGGCACGCTCATCGCCGACGGCGAATGGGAGGCCAAAGCGTGGATCACGAAAAGCGAACCGCAATCCATCACGCCCACGATGGTCGAGACACAGTTGACCATCGTGCTGGCCGATGGCGTGTGGCGCCGTCCGACCATGACGCATTTCACGCCGCGATACGATTCCGGAACCGCCGACCTTGACTATCCATATGATTATCCGCATGATTTCGCCGGCATGGCATTGGGTGCCGAGATCGTCAACGACACATCCATCCCGCAGCCGGTCAAGCTCACGATATTCGGACCGTGCACAAACCCGTACGTCATCATCGGGGACAACCGATACGAGGTCGACGTGACCGTACCATCCGGCTCGCGTCTGGAAATCGACGGCACCGGCGATGTCAGGACCGTCACCATGGTCAGCGGCACCGGGCTCGCCACCAACTGCTTCGCGCAGGCCGTGCGAGGGTCGGGCAAGGATTCCGGCCGGTACGTGTTCCAACCGCTCGCGCCCGGAACACAGTCGGTCAGCTGGCCGGGAGGATTCCAATTCGACTTGACGGTCTGCGAGGAAAGGAGCGAACCGCCATGGACCTGATCGTCACCGACGCCACAGGCAAACCCGTGGCGAGCCACGCCTCATACACGCTCGACCTCGCGTTCGGCAGCGGGGAGAACGACTTCGACCTGCAGGTCGAAGACGCCGCGCTCAAGGCGGGAAGCCGCATCATGATCGACGGCACCGAGTACGGCGGCATCATCGACGACACGGATGTCGACGTGGACGGCGGCCTGTCCACCGTCACATGGCATGGCCGCGACTGGCATGGAGTGCTCGCCTCGAAGATCATCGAACCGGACAGGAACAACGATTACCTCACCCTGTCCGGCACGATTCCCGTCATCATGCGCACGCTCGTCAGCCGTGCGGGACTGCAAGGCCTGTTCACCGTCACCGAAGAAAGCGCCGACCACAAGACCACCTGCCAGTTCGACCGGTACGTGGACCTGTACAGCGGTCTGGTCAAGATGCTCAGGGCAAGCGGACTCAAACTCCGGTTGCGTAATGACGGCGACAAGGTGGCCATGAGCGCCATGCCCGTCCGCACGATCGGCGACAGCATCGACTCGGACCTCATCGACTTCACCGCCAAACAGGCGGCGCACCCTATCAATCATCTCATCTGCCTGGGCAAGGGCGAACTCAAGGACCGTACCGTCATCCACTGGTACGCCGACGCGAACGGCACGTTCAGCCACACACAGACACTCAAAGGGCTTGACGAACGCACCGCCACATACGAGTTGTCCAACGCCGAAGCCGACGAGCTCGAGGACAAGGGCAGGCAGAAATTCCAGGAACTTCGGAACACCAGCACCATCGACGTGGACATTCCCGACGGCATCGACGCGGACGTTGGCGACCTGGTCACGGGCCGTGACAACAACACGGGCCTCGTCGTCACTGCCGAGATCTCCAAGAAGATCGTCAAGGTTTCGGGAGGCGTGCTCACCGTCACCTACGAATCCGGAGGTGCCAGCGCCGGCGGCAACAGCGGAGAATCCTCCATCGGGGATGGTGGCCACGCCTACTACGCTGGAGCCGGCCTCAAACTCGACGCCTGGACGTTCAGCGCCGACGTGACTAGAAACGACATCGACTCGCTCAACAACGCATTGTCGGGTAAACAGCCGAAAGGCGACTACATCACCGGCCTGAAAATCGGTTCGGTGGACACGCTCGCCCCCGGCGCACAGGCAAGCGCGTCGCTCACGGGCGCCGGCAGCGACAAAACCTTGAATTTGGGGCTTCCGAAAGGCGACCAGGGTCCGCAAGGGGAGAAGGGCGACAAGGGCGACGCAGGACCACAGGGGGCCACCGGAGCGACTGGACCCACCGGTCCTCGGGGAGAGAAAGGAGCGACCGGGGAGCGAGGGCCGCAAGGCGTCGCCGGTCCCGAAGGCCCGCAGGGACTGCAGGGGATACGCGGCGAGAAAGGCGATAAGGGTGATGCCGGCGCGATCGGCGCGGCGGGACCGCAAGGCCCGACGGGTTCCACAGGTCCGCAGGGTCCCACGGGTCCACAGGGAGCGACCGGCCCCCAGGGCAGACAAGGCATCCAAGGTTCCCAAGGCATCCAGGGCCCGCAAGGGGAGAAGGGTGACAAGGGCGACAGTGGCGTATCCGCCCCCTCGAACGGCTTCTTCGCGCTCAGCATGGAAGGCGACGGCGACCTGTACGTGAACTATCCGGACAACACGAACCCACCCTCGTTCGTCTGGGACTCCGAGAGCGGGAACCTGTACGTGGACATCCCGGAAAGGTGACACATGGCGCGACTATTGATCGGCAACATCAAAGGCCCCAAAGGCGACAAGGGCGATACCGGGGCCACCGGCCCGCAAGGCAAGCAAGGAGCGCAGGGCGTTCAGGGACTGCAGGGTCCACAGGGGCCGTCCGGTCCGCAGGGCGCCAGCGGCGTGACGGCACCTGCATCAGGATTCTTCACGCTCCAGGTCGATCCGAACGGGGACCTGTACGCCGTATACGCGGACACGGCCACCGTGTTAGAGGCTCCCGTCTCCTACGATCCGACGACGGGCGACCTGTACTACACGATCAACGACGGAAAATAAGGAGCACGCATGACGAAGATTCTGCTTGGCAATGTCAAAGGCCCCAAGGGCGATACCGGACCGCAAGGCAAGCAGGGAGTGCAAGGACCGCAAGGCCCGACCGGGGCCACCGGAGCGACCGGCGCCACCGGGGCGAAGGGTCCAACGGGAGCCACTGGGCCACGAGGACTGAGCCTACGGAAATTCAATGGCGACATCAGCGGTTCGGGTGGGGACGGAGAAGTGGTAAAAATTGCCCTATCTGGTATTCAGCCAAATGAAAACCTGCAGGTCGGAGACACCATTTTTGACCAATATCAACGCACAGTTGGTCTTGAACTTGGGTTCTGGCAGGTCACCGCCATCAACGGTAGCGATGTGACTGTCAAAGGCGTCGGTAGCTGCATCGTGCCCAAAGGGCCAAAGGGTGACAAGGGAGACAACGGCATGAGCGTGAGCCAGGCATTCATCGCCGCCCACCCCGTGGGCTCCCTTTACTGGACCACTTCCACGGCCAATCCGGGAACAACCTACGGAGGCACTTGGAAGGAATGCGGCACGACGCTTCCGGGACACATCTACCAGCGCACAGCCTGAAAGAGAAAGGAACATCAATGGCACGAACCACGAACATCACCAGATACACCTGCGACCGATGCCACACCTCCGCATACCTCGCCGACGGTGACCCACGCACCTCCAGCGACTGGCACGACATCACACACACCACCGTCGACGGAGTCGCACAGGGCGCGCTCGTCTGTACCGCATGCTGGCAGACGTTCAAAGCGCTGGCAGCCACGCAGGACGCCGCCTACGCCGCATACCTCAACAACACAACAGATAGGAAGGAATGACCATGACCATGAATCTCATCACCGGCAAGGCCGGCGCTCCGCACATCACATCCAGCGACCAAGGAGCCATGCAGGCCGGACTGGTCGGAAACGGCAACTACCTGCTGCAAGGCAGCGACGGCAAATTCCCCGCCGTGACCATGCAGTCAGCAAACAAGGCGCTCGTCCCGGTCCTCAACCTTGTGATCGAAGGACGATACGCACGCGTCACCGCGGCGGAAACCGTCACCATCGAAAGCGGAGTCACAGGACGGAACCGCAACGACCTAATCTGCGTGAAATACACGCGAGACTCGAACAACATCGAAACGATCGCGCTCGCGGTGCTGAAGGGCACCGCCACCAGTGGCACGGCGGCTGACCCCACGGTACCGTCGGGTAGTATCCTGAACAATTCCGGCACCGTATGGATTCCGATCGCCCGCATTCCAATCAGTGGCATCACCGCTGGAACTCCTGTCATGCTTGTCAAGCAGTTGCCTCCGATGAGCCAACTGTGGGATTCCGTAACCCAGCTATGGAAACCTCCATACACGAACAGCAGACTCACTCTATGTCGCGTCGGACGCATCGTCACGATCAACGGCAACGTCAAGTTCGACGGCAGTGGACAGCAGAACTACTCGACGGCGAATGAGACCATCCCAGAAGCGTTCCGTCCGCTCGCCGACCAGAGCATCATATCGTTCCCGTCCTGCGGTTTCAGCCTGCTTGTCATGCGTGATGGGAAGGTGCAGATGCTTGGCGACCCGAAATCCGCTTACTCCACGGCGCACGGCTGTTGGATGGCACTGCAATAGCTTTCCGTAACCCTGCCGTTTGGGAAAAGCAATGGCAACGGAGGAATCTATCCAATCGGGAAAATACCCAATCCGAATGCGATTAAGGCTTTGAATGGCAGAGCCATACTATCGTCTGGGACGACAGTGGCGATTCCATTCATCCACCCGTCATATCTGCAACGTTCGGTCCAAGTATCGATCGCGCCGGACGGGACCGTTAACCTGCTCGTTGGCCCCGAAGTGGCTGTCACAGGCGGAATCGTGGAAATCCACTTTTAATAGCTTTCCGTAACCCTCACCAGATCGAACCAGAATTGGAACGTGAATTACCGTACCGCGCTGGTAGGCAAGCTGTTGATCGTCGCATTCCACGCAATCCGAGTCGGTAGCGACTGGAATGCGGCGAAAGAATGGGAGACATCCCCGCTTTTCACACTCCCAGCCGGTTTGGAGGCGGCTTTCGAGGTGCATTGCGCCGCAGTATCCAATTCGAGCATCGGATTGCATGGCGTCGAAGTGCAGGTGGCGCAGCACACCATCGCCTTGCGTTCCTCGGGAAAGATGACAGTAAGCGCAAACGGGGGATGGGTCGAAGGCTGTATCACGGTGCCACTTGTCTAGGAGAACGTCACTCCACTAGGAATCGGCATGGAAAAACGCTGCATCAGAATGTTCTCCCTGCCAATTCCGCCAAGTAACGTAATACTGCCATCCGGATTCCAATTCGCTTGCTTGTTGTAGTGCGGATCCGCAAGACTTGATCCAACACATCCCAGTCCAATTGTGGCCGATGGACGTATCCCTGACTGATATAACCAGACCCTATAGTTCGAGACTTCGACGGTTGATTTGAAAGAGCTCAAATCGACATACAGCATGTTGCCCTTGACGGTAATCGTGTTGGATCCACCATATAGGGCGCCAACAAACGATCCTGTGTCCTGAAACTTAAAGGTAGCAGTGAGGGCTACGGAAAGCTATTCAGGCGAGAATGTAGGTCATCGTCCCGGAGAACGTGCCACTGTTCTGCACCGCGCCACAATTGGCATAACGGAAATTGCCATTCGTTTCCAGAATGAAATCACGCTGGCTGCCACCATCACGCCCCGACCACGTGCCATGCGTGACGACCGCAGGCCTCCAACCCTCCGGAATTGTACCGAACTGTCCACTGCCCCACGAGTCAGCGCTCGCGCTTTTCCAGTTGATGCTAATCTGCGCGATCTTGCCAGACTTCACGCCGGTCACGGTGCCATACTGTGATTTAATCAAAGTCTGGGTTACGGAAAGCTACGCGGCTCCGATGATGAGTCTTTCCCATGCCCGCTGCAGACTTCTCAGCACGGACAAATCGGGGCGGAGATAGTAGCGGGCGGTTGTCTTGATGTCGCTGTGACCGAGTTGTCGTGCGACCACTGAGATATCGGCTCCCGCAGCGATTGCCAGAGTGCCGAAGGTGTGCCTGAGGTTCCTTGGCGGCACGCAGGGGAGTTTCATGCGTTGGCACCATGACGTGTAATGAGCTGCCACCTGGTTGGCGTTCAGATCGCCGACCAGCCTGCCGGTTCTGCCGTGGCGCAATTGCGCGAGCCGTTTGACTGCGAACCGTGGTAGTGCGACCGTCCGTCGGCTCTGGTCGGTCTTCGGGTCGGTGACCGTTTCATGTCCAGCGACCCATTGCACTGACCTTTTGACGGTCACGGTTCCCCGGCGTAAATCCAAGTCGGCCCATTCAATGCCGACGGACTCGCATCGGCGCAGTCCCGCGCAGACGGAGACCAATAACCAGGCTTCCAACGCGTGACCGTAGAAGCCTTTGAGCAGCCGTCTTACCTGTCTGGCGTCGAGCACGCGCGGCTCATACCGCCGCAGGTGCGGCAGTCTGATTTCACGACGTGTCACGTCATTGTCGGTGACTCCCTTGCGATAGGCGAGTCGGAGTATCGCCCGCAGCACGGCCCACGCCTTGCGCGCGGCGCCGGCCTGATTGAACGAGCCGAGCCACTCCTCGATGTTCGTTCGCGGTGATCGACTCCATGTCGACGTCAGCCCATTTCGGCTGGATGTGGCAGCGGTAGGCCGACTCGTAGCCCACCCTCGTGCACTCGCGGAGCTTCCCGCAGGAGGGCCACCAGACCTCATTCACAAACGTTCCCAACAACATTTCAACCTCCAAAATCCCACACGTGGTTATCGCGGCTTCCAACGGTAGCCACGTGTGGGATTTTCCTTTCGGAAGGATTCCCAATGAGCCAGGAAACCATCGTCGCAATCGTTGTCGCCATCATCGGCAGCGGAGGCAGCGGCGTGTTCGTCACCTGGATTCTGAGCAAGGTCGACCAACGTCACGATCCACTGCATGAGGGCGTCAGGGAACTGTTGTTCTGCAAACTCGAGGCTCTGTACCGTCAGATGGTCGATGCAGGTGGTGTTGCGAGCATTCCGTTGAAGCAAAGCGCGGAACGAATATATGCCGCTTACCACGGTCTGGGCGGCAATGGAACCGGAACCTCGATGATCCAAGACATACGTGACGCGCATATCGCGAACACAGATTGAAAGATTCAAAAGATTTCCACACCGTCCGTACAAGGCGGACGGTACGGACAAAGGAAAGGAGAGGAATTGAACATCCTCAACAAAGGCAAGCCGAAACACAAGCACATGAATCCACGCCGACAATGGCGCAAGCTACTGACCGCGCTCGCGGTCGCCATATCCATGGCGGTCGCACCGGCCGCGATGGCCGACATGAACGGATACGACATCTCGAACTGGCAGTGCGGCATCGACACCGCGACCGTGCCGGCAGATTTCGTCATCGTCGGCACCACATGGGGGTCCGGCGGCGTATACGGTGGTTGCCTGTCCAACGGCGTCAACACCGACGCGAACCGTCAGCTCGCCGGCGCCGTCAACAGCGGCAAGGAGACCGGCGTCTACCATTACGCGCGCGGCGGCAACCCCGAGACCGAGGCCAGGTTCTTCGTCGACAACGTGCGAGGATATATTCGCAAAAGCGTACTGATCCTCGACTGGGAGGCGCAGGACAACGCCGCCTGGGGCGACAAGCAGTGGCCACGCAGGTGGGCGCGCGAGGTCAAGCGACTGACGGGCGTGAACCCCATCATCTACACGATGGACTCCGGCTACTGGCAGGTCGCCGGCATGGAGACCGAACTAAACTGCGGCATCTGGATCGCCCAGTACGCCACGAACATGGTCACCGGCTATCAGACCGCCCCGTGGAACCTCGGCGCGCGTGGCGAGGTGATGCGGCAGTACACGTCCAACGGCAGTCTCAACGGCTGGTCCGGACGACTCGACCTGAACAAGTTCCGTGGCGACCGCGCGGCATGGCGCAAGTACGCGAACCCCGACGACAAGGGCGCGGCGAATCTGCCGAGCGTCAAGCCGAAGCCCCAGCCAACGACCGCGCCGACGGTCGACCTGAACGCTTTGGCCACGCGCACCATCCGCGGCGATTTCGGCAATG